CTGACCGAGTACGACATCGACGTTGTGCGCAATGCAAGTCAGGTACGCCGGTACATCCAGTTGAAACTCTTGGAGATGACGGACTCCAAGAAAGAGAACATCCAGTTAAAGGCGCTGGAGATGCTTGGCAAGATGACCGACGTTGGCGCGTTTGCTGACCGTGTGGAAATCAACGTCACCCACCGCAGCACCGAGGAGCTTGAGAACGAGTTGGCCTCTAAGCTGGCGGTCTACATGGGCGACATCATTGATGTGGAGAGCAAGGAGTTTAATGACTTTGCCAACTTCAACCCCAACAACTTCAACCCCAACAACTATGACCCCATCCCGCAAGCCCCTGCCGTCCAGATGATTGACCTTGACGAAGAGTTGGGGATTGATGGCAGTGAGATGGAGAACGGGGAAGAGTTGGGGATTGATGGCAGTGAGATGGAGAACGGGGAAGAGATGGGCGAATTTAGTGAGTCCGGGGGGTTCAGTGAACCTGCGTGACCACTTTAAGAACCCGGCGGTGATTGAGCGCATACAGCAGCTTACGCCGGAGCAACTCAAAACCTTGGTCAAAAGGTTCCCGCAGGACGAGCAAGCAGCAGTCATGGACATTTTGGGGGAACTGCGTACCCGTCAGGTGCGGGCGGTGGCCTCTGAAGACTTTATGACGTTCGTCAGAGAGATGTGGCCTACGTTTATTGGGGGGCGACACCACAAACGGATGGCCCAAGCCTTTGAAGAAGTGGCCCGAGGGGAGTGTAAACGGCTCATCATCAACATGCCACCACGGCATACCAAGTCAGAATTCGCGTCTTACCTCCTACCGGCGTGGTTTTTGGGGAAATACCCCCACAAAAAGGTCATTCAGACCTCCCACACGGCTGAATTGGCGACTGGATTTGGTCGAAAAGTACGTAATTTAGTGGATTCCGCCCCCTACAAACGCATTTTTCCAGCCATCGAACTGCAAACTGACTCCAAAGCAGCGGGTCGATGGAACACAAACTTCGGCGGAGACTACTTCGCTATCGGTGTGGGCGGCGCGGTGACCGGAAAAGGCGCTGACATCCTCATCATTGACGACCCACACTCCGAACAAGAGGCCGCGATAGGCGCATACAACCCCGAGGTGTACGACAAAGTGTACGAGTGGTACACATCCGGCCCTCGTCAGCGTCTGCAACCGGGCGGAGCCATCATTATTGTGATGACGCGCTGGTCATTGAGAGACTTGACAGCCCAAGTGCTGAAGTCAGCGGCTCAAAGGGGCGGCGAAGAGTGGAAAGTCATCGAATTTCCAGCCATTTTGCCCAATGAGACCGCACTCTGGCCTGAATTTTGGCATCTTGATGAACTCCAAGCCCTGCGCAATGAGCTTCCAAGCGGAAAGTGGATGGCTCAGTACCAGCAGCAGCCCACTTCGGACACAAACGCCATCATCAAACGCGAATGGTGGAAATGGTGGGAGGATGACCGGCCTCCAGCATGTGAATTCACGATTCAGGCGTGGGATACCGCGCACGAAATCAAAAAAGTCAACGACTACTCAGCCTGTTCTACATGGGGTGTCTTCTACAACGACGAGGACAAGCACCTGCCCAACATCATCTTGCTCAATGCATTCAAGAAGCGGCTGGAGTTCCCCGATTTGAAGAAACGGGCGTTTGAAGAGTGGGAAGAATGGAACCCAGATTCCTTCCTTGTGGAGAAAAAAGCCTCTGGTTCCCCACTCATCCAAGAGTTCCGTGCAATGGGCATCCCCGTGCAGGAATACAGCCCCGGTAAGGGGCAAGACAAGATAAGCAGGCTGAACTCCGTCTCGGATTTGTTCGCCTCGGGTAAAGTATGGGCTCCTCGTACCCGTTGGGCTGAGGAGTTAGTGGATGAAGTGGCAGCATTCCCATCAGGGGAGCATGATGACTTGGTGGACTCCATGACGCTGGCACTGATGCGGTTTAGACAAGGTGGCTACTTACGCTTGCCGTCAGACGAGCAAGACCCAATTCAGTACTTCAAGAGCCCTCGCGGCGCAAAGTACTACACAGTTTAAGGACACGATATGGCAACAGGGTACATGGGCAGTGGTGACATGAGCAAAGGGCTGTACCAAGCTCCGATGGGGCTGGCAGACATGGAGGGGCCGGGGATTGAAATTGAGATTGAAGACCCCGAAGCTGTGCATATGCACATGGGGGACATTGAAGTTGACCTTACCCCCGGCGGTAGCAAAGAAACTTCCAATGACTTTGATGCCAACTTGGCTGAGTACATGGATGACGGTGAACTTGCCGAGATTGCGGGTGAACTGATTGAAGCGTTTACCAAAGACCTAGGTGACCGCAAAGAGTGGATTAAGACCTACGTTGATGGCTTGAAACTGCTGGGGCTTCAATACGAAGACCGCACGGAGCCGTGGCAGGGCGCGTGTGGTGTGTTCCACCCGATGCTGACTGAGGCAGTTGTACGGTTCCAGTCCGAAGGTATCACCGAAACTTTTCCTGCAAGTGGGCCAGTCAAGACCAAGATTCTTGGTAAAGACACCAAGGAGAAAGAAGAAGCAGCAGAACGTGTCCAAGTGGACATGAACTACCAGCTTACCGAGGTGATGACCGAGTACCGCCCGGAGCATGAGAAGCTGTTGTGGTCACTGCCCTTGGCAGGCTCTGCGTTCAAGAAGGTCTACTACGACCCGAATAAAGAGCGGCAAGCCGCTGTGTTTATTTCCGCTGAAGACATCGTTGTGCCCTACGGGGCATCCAGTATCGAAGAATCCCCTCGCGTAGCGCACGTAATGCGCAAGACCGAGAATGAAATCCTGAAACTGATTGAAGCTGGGTTCTATCGTGATGTGAACTTGGGGGAGCCAAGTTTTGAGTTGGACGATATTGAGAAGCAGAAAGCCGAAGAACAAGGCATGTCTGCGATTCAAGATGACCGGTATCGTGTTCTTGAGTTCCACGTTGACTTGGACTTGCCCGGTTTTGAGCACCAGAACAAGAAGAAGCAGAAGACAGGGATTGCCCTGCCGTATGTGGTGACTATTGAGAAAGGCACCCGTACTGTTCTGGCTATCCGCCGTAATTGGTACGAGGATGACAACCTGCATACCAAGCGTCAGCACTTTGTTCACTACCAGTACATCCCCGGCTTTGGCTTCTATGGCTATGGCCTCATCCACTTGATTGGCGGCTATGTAAAGAGCGCCACCATGTTGCAGCGTCAGTTGATTGACGCAGGGACTCTGAGCAACTTGCCCGGTGGTCTGAAATCCCGTGGCCTGCGTATCAAGGGTGACGACACCCCCATCCAGCCGGGTGAGTTCCGTGATGTGGATGTGCCCAGCGGCTCAATCCGCGACAACATTCTCCCTCTCCCCTATAAAGAACCCAGCCAAGTTCTGTTTACGCTATTCCAGACTATTGTCGAGGAGGGCCGCTCGTTTGCCTCTGCTGGTGATATGAACGTCAGCGACATGTCGGCGCAGGCTCCAGTGGGCACAACGCTGGCTCTGCTGGAGCGGCAGTTGAAGGTGATGGGCGCTGTTCAGGCCCGCATGCACTACACGATGAAGCAGGAGTTCAAGCTGCTGAAGACCATCATCGCCGACTACACACCGGAGGAGTACGACTACGCTCCCGAGGATGACTCGGATGACGACATGGAGGACGACCGTCGGGCTAAGAAAGCCGACTACGACATGGTGGAGGTCATACCTGTCAGTGACCCCAACGCAGCCACGATGGCGCAGAAGATTGTGCAGTACCAAGCGGTGATGCAGCTTGCACAGAGCGCACCCCAGTTGTACGACATGGCGTTCCTGCACCGGCAGATGATTGAGGTGCTGGGGGTCAAGAACGCAGACAAGCTGGTCAAGATTGAGGACGATGCGGTTCCCACAGACCCGGTGACCGAGAACCAGAACTTGCTGACTGGCAAGCCGGTCAAAGCGTTCATTGAGCAGAACCACCAAGCGCACATTGCTGTTCATGTGTCCGCTATCCAGAATCCGAAGATTCAGCAGTTGATGCAGCAGAACCCAGCAGCGCAAGCCATCATGGCAGCGGCTATGGCCCACATCAACGAGCATGTGGCATTGGAGTACCGCAAGCAGGTTGAGTCTGCGATTGGCATGTCGTTGCCCGGTGAGGACATGAACAAGAAGGTTACGCCCGAGCAGGCTGACCAGATTGCCGTTATGTCGGCACAAGCCTCCCAGCAGATTCTTCAACGTGACCAGCAGCAGGCCCAACAGCAAGCAGCGCAGCAGCAGCTTCAAGACCCTGTGGTGCAGATGCAGATGCAGCAGCTTCAGATTCAGCAGCAAGACCTCCAGCTTAAGGCGCAGAAACAGCAGCTTGATGCGGCAGCTAAGGCTGACCAGCTTCGGATTGAGCAAGCGCGGATTGAAGCGCAGAAAGAGATTGCGGCTATGCAGGTTGCAGCGCAGTCGGCTCAAGCTAAAGACAAGCTAGAGAAACAAATGGAGATGGAAGGTGTTCGCATGGGCATTGATGTCGCCAAGAGCAAAGCGCAGCACCAGCAACAGCAGCGGCAAGCTAATGCCCAAATGCAGTACCAATCCCAAAACCGCACACCACGTAAGGAGGCTTGATGGAAACCAATCGGGTACTTAGCTACCTTGCAAAAGAGATTGAACAATTACGTACCGACCAAGTTGTTTTCCTAGCAAGTGGTCGAGCAAACGATTTTGCCGAGTATCGGCATGTCTGCGGTGTCATCCGGGGTCTGACACATGCAGAAACTATCGTTAAAGACCTCGTGCAAAAACTGGAGAAAGATGATGAGTGAATTTGATATCGCTGCGGTGGATTTGTCGGGGGTTTTGAATAAGAGCCCCGAAGAAAAAGCTAAGCAGTTGCCTGACCCGAAAACCTTCCACATGCTGTGTGTTGTACCTGAAGCGATGGAGGAATATGCGGAGAGTGAATCGGGAATCCTTAAGTCCGCCCAAGCAATGCACTACGAAGAAGTACTGACCCCAGTGCTGTTTGTAGTCAAGATGGGCCCAGATGCGTACCAAGACAAAACCCGGTTCCCCAGTGGGCCATCTTGCAAAACAGGTGACTTCATCATCTGCCGACCCAATTCAGGCACCCGCTTGAAAATTCATGGGCGCGAATTTCGCATCATCAATGACGACTCGGTGGAAGCCGTTGTCGAAGACCCGCGCGGTATCCAACGCGCTGCTTAAGGAGTAATGTATGCCTGCATTTGAAGACGACATTTTTGAGTTTCCTGACGAGAAGGAAGCCAAAGCTGCGGCTAAAGCCGAAGCAAAAGAAGACGATAAGTTTGAGGTTGAGATTGAGGACGACACGCCGCCCGCAGACCGTGGACGTAAAGCTGCGCCTCCTCCTGAAGACCCTACCGACGACGAGTTGTCCTCGTACGATGAGAAAGTTCAAGCACGTATTAAGAAGTTCACCCGTGGATACCACGATGAACGCCGTGCCAAGGAAGAAGCCCTGCGCGAACGCGAAGCAGCCGAGGCTTTTGCCAAGCAGGTGTTTGAAGAGAACAAGCGCCTCCAGCACCAGCTTTCTTCGGGCAGTAAGGTACTGATTGAAACTTCCAAGAGCGCGGCTGAGATTGAGTTGGAATCAGCCAAGAAGTTTTATAAGGAAGCATACGACGCTGGCGATGGCGATAAGTTGGTAGACGCACAGGAGAAAATGACCAGTGCCCGTCTCAAACTTGAACGCGCCAACGGTATGCGTCCTATTGAGGTTGAAGACCGCGAGTTTCCTGTGCAGCAACCCGTACAGCCTCGTTCAGCCCGCGCTGACAAATGGGCGGATAAGAACAAGGACTGGTGGGGCCGAGACGAAGAAATGTCTATGGCGGCAGTAGGAATTGACAAGAAATTGCAAAGGTTGTATGGTGCGGACTACGTAGGTACTGAAGAGTACTTCCAAACCATCGACAAAACGATGCGCAAACGATTTCCTGAGTATTTTGAAGATGCTCAGAGCCATGAGGATGATGACCCGCCTCCACAAAAAAGGACATCAGAACCGGACGAGGAAGAATCTCCCCGCCGTGCAAGACCCGCTACCGTGGTTGCTCCGGCTTCACGTAGCACCCCGCCTAACCGTATCAAGTTAAAGGCATCCGAAGCCGCCATTGCGCGTCGTCTTGGGGTTCCTATCGAACTTTATGCCAAACAGGTTGCTCAACTGAAAAGAGGTAATTAAAAATGGAAACTCAGAACCCAACTCCGAAACAAAACCGTTTAGGTCGTGAATTGGAAACCCGTGAAACTACCTATCGTCCAACTGCTTGGCGTCCGCCTGAAACGCTGCCCGCTCCCAACCCTCGGGATGGGTGGGCACACCGGTGGATTCGCATCAGCACTTTAGGAGCTTCTGACCCATCGAATATCTCTGGAAAGTTACGTGAAGGCTATGAACCCGTGAAAGCGGAGGATTATCCTGAACTAATGATGCACGCTACTACCGAAGGCCGCTTTAAAGGCGGTATTGAAGTAGGTGGATTGATTTTGTGTCGGATTCCGGCTGAATTTATGGTTCAACGTGCCGCTTTCTATGCTAATAAAAATAAGCAGCAGATTGACTCCGTTGACAATACTTATATGCAGGATAACGACCATCGTATGCAAAAGTTTGCCCAGAGAAAATCTGAAGTGACTTTTGGTTCTGGTCTTTAAACATTAGGAGTTTTTATGGCATATCCTGTCGTATCAGCGCCGTATGGTTTGCTACCGCAGAACCTTATTGGAGGTCAAGTATTTGCTGGTTCCACCCGCATGTACAACATCCAGTACGGCTATGCGACTAGCATCTTCTATGGTGACTTTGTTGTTCTCTCTCGTGGCTTTGCCACACGCGCCTCGGTCTCTACTGGCACTGGTCTGAACCAGACCGTCGGTATTTTCTTGGGATGCACCTACACCAACCCCACAACTAAGCAAAAGTTGTTCTCCCAATATTGGCCCGCAAGCACCGCTGCCGGTGACTGCCAAGCCTATGTGTTGGATGACCCTGATGCTGTGTTCAAGGCGGTTGTTTGCAGTTCCGGTACTACCGTTGCTTCGGGCGCTCTGGCGATGATTGGCACTAACCTGTCCGCTATCGACAACACTGGCAGCACCAATACCGGTAACTCTGCCAACGCTGTTCTGGCTCCCACTGCTACCCCGGTCACCACCACTCTGCCCCTGCGCATGGTTGGCGTTGTTCCCGAGACCGCAGTCGCTCTGGGTACTGCCACCTATAGTTCGGGTACTTCTACTCTGACCGTGAGTGCTTTGCCTAATGCATTGCCAGTTGGTACGGACGTTGCTGTATTGACCACTAGCGGTCAAATTGCATCGACGGGTTCTTTCGTGAAAACCGCAGCAGCCGCTGGCGCAACCTCGGTTGTGCTTGACCAAGCCGCTACGTTCACTTTGAACTCGGGTGTTTACACCTCGACCGTCGTCTTCACCCAGTATCCTGAAATCTTGGTCAAACTGAACCAAGGTTTGCATGGCTACTACTCCGCCACCGGCGCATAAGGAGTAACACAAAATGGCTATTTCACGCGCACAGCTACTTAAAGAGCTGCTCCCCGGACTGAACGCTTTGTTCGGTATGGAATATGCTCGCTACGGCGAAGAGCATAAGGAAATCTACGAGACTGAAACCTCGGAGCGTTCCTTTGAAGAAGAAACCAAGTTGTCTGGCTTCTCCGCCGCTCCGGTGAAGAACGAGGGCTCTGCAATTGCGTATGACAATGCGCAAGAGGCTTGGACTACTCGCTACAACCACGAGACCATTGCTTTGGGCTTCTCCATCACTGAAGAGGCAATCGAAGACAATCTGTATGACAGCTTGTCCGCTCGTTACACCAAAGGTCTGGCCCGCGCTATGGCGTACACCAAGCAGGTTAAAGCTGCTGCTGTTATCAACAACGGTTTCTCTGCCAACATCATTGGCGGTGATGGCGTTTCGTTGTTCAACACTGCTCACCCGCTGGTCAATGGTGGCACTAACAGCAACCGTCCTTCCACCGCTGCCGACTTGAACGAGACTTCCTTGGAAGCCGCCGTTATTCAAATCGCTGCTTGGACAGACGAGCGTGGTCTGCTGATTGCAGCTAAGCCTCGTAAGCTGATTGTCCCCCCAGCCCTGCAATTCGTTGCTACCCGTCTGTTGGAAACCAGCCTGCGTGTTGGTACTACCGACAACGATATCAATGCGTTGAAGAACAACGGTTCGATTCCTGAAGGTTACACAATTAACCACTTCTTGACGGACTCCAACGGCTGGTATCTGACCACTGACGTACCCAACGGTCTCAAGCACTTCGTGCGTTCGCCTCTGGCAAACAGCATGGACGGTGACTTTGATACCGGCAACGTGCGTTACAAGGCCCGCGAACGTTATTCGTTCGGCTGGTCTGACCCGCTGGGCATCTTCGGTTCGCCCGGTTCGTCCTAATCGGACTCAGTAAGGTAGAGGTGACTGGCCTGCCACTAGGGCCCCTTCGGGGGCCCTTTTTATTGTATGATTGCGATTCCAAGACGCGTGGGGATTGTTCCTAGGTACTGTTTGGAATAGTCACCAGCCGTGTTGGTGGGATGTGGCATGGCGCGAGTACACGACCATCATCAAAGCTATGGGCTGGAGCAATAAGCCATGCACCCAAGCGCCACCAACAACCAATTCTTGCACCCCCCAGAAAACCGTGATATATTGCAGCTAATCCGGGGTTACCGGCGTATCAAACCAGTCCCGGCTGGACGACATACCGATTGATACGCTCCACTTGTATGTGAGGATTTATCATGGGATTCGCAACTCATCTTGGCCCGTGGCTCTTGGGCACGGTCAAAAACACCACCGGTACTACCGCTGGAACCATCCGCAATACCGGCACTGCCATTGTTTGCCAAAGCGCAGCAGTTACTTACGCTGACGCCGCCACTTCTTCGGCATTCACCATCCCCGCTGGCTCAATGATTACGGCTATCCAACTGCCGCAGTCCACCACCTTTACAGGTACATCGGGCGTCATCACTGTCTATTTGAACGGCACTGCACTGGCTACTTGCTCCGCAATTACTGGCGGCGCGGCTGGCGTAATCACCTTTACCGGTACGGCAGCGCAGATGGCTGTATGGCTGAATATTGGCACTACTGACGGCATCATCACCTACACGATGGCAAGCAGCGGTTCGCTGTCTGCTGGCGCAGGTAGCTTGGTTATTGCCTACGCAGTACGCGACTCCAGCGGCAATCAATATCCTCCCGCTAACCAGCAGTAATTAGTCTCGGGGGCTTCGGCCCCCGCTTCACAGGAGATTAGTTATGATGCAGACAGACGTTAAGAGCACGCACCTCAACACAAGCGGCTCTATCTTTGCAGGCCCTGCGCGGCTCAAAGGTTTCGTAGTGGTAGGCGCTGCTTCTACGGCGGCAACTATCACGTTCAAAGACGGCGGTGCAAGCGGCACTACGTTGGTGGAGTTCGACATTGTGTCCAACACCAACCCCAATGCGGTGTACATCCTGATTCCCGGTGAAGGCGTCAAGTTCAGCACGGACATCTACTTCACTACTTCTGCAACCATCACAGGCGTAACGGCGTTTTATGGCTAAATCTCCAGCATGGCAACGCAAAGAAGGCAAGAATCCCAATGGTGGCCTGAACGCCAAAGGGAGAGCTTCCGCCAAAAAGCAAGGGATGAATTTAAAACCTCCCCAGCCGGAAGGCGGCAGCAGGCGCGACTCCTTTTGCGCAAGGATGAGTGGTATGAAAAAGAAGCTCACCAGCGAGAAAACCGCGAAAGACCCGAACTCCCGTATCAATAAGTCGCTGAAAGCGTGGAACTGCTAGGAGTACGGCATGGGTAATTTTATTGAGAACACATTCAGCGGTATTGGTAATGCTGTAAATGGGCTTTTTGGGGGCAGTAGTTCTTCCCGTCCTAGTATTGCGCAACAGGTACAAGAAGCTGCTAAACGAAAAGCAATAGAAGATAGTTCTGATACTCCTCTTGATGAAAATACAGGGGGGTTTGGTTTAGTTGCACAACTTGCCAGAGCACACCCTGAAATTTTGCGGGGTTCCCGCAATGCGCCCGGTAGTAGCGGCGGGGTTCCTATGAAAAAGGGTGGTTCAGTATCCGCCCGTGCAGACGGCTGTGCCCAACGTGGCAAAACCAAAGGTAGGTTTGTATGAATGATACACACGACACCGTTAAAGACATCCTTGATGTCGCTGCGATTTTTTCAACCATCGGCGCATTTTTGGAATGGATTTCACCCGTGTTTGGTCTTATTGGAGCTATCGTGGGTGTGATGCGCATCGTTGAGATGGCAACCGGCAAGTCGTTTGCCGAAGTCATCAAGTGGAAGAAGAAAGACGACGATGCCAGCGACAAGTCTTAAGCAAAAGAATTTCATGGATGCTGCGGCGCACAATCCGTCGTTCGCTCAGCAAGCAGGAATACCTCAGTCCGTTGCCAAAGACTTTAGCGAGTCTAGTAAAGGAATGAAGTTTGGTAAGGGGCCTAAATCACGGCCTGATTTGCAACGTATCAACAAACCCGAAACTAAGCAGGGCAAGAACGAATTGTTCAAGAAAGGTGGTGACACTATGGCTACTAAGACGAATCCCGGCTTTATGGCAATGATGGCTAAGAAGAAGGGCGCTGCGCCTTCCCCAATGGGTAAGCCCACCATGAAAAAAGGCATGGACATGGCTAAAGATGGCATGAAGAAAATGGCTGGTGGCGGTTCCGCTTCTAGCCGTGCCGATGGTATTGCCTCCAAGGGTAAGACCAAAGGCAAGATGCTCAAAAAAGGCGGCATGGCCTGCTAAGGAGTAATCCATGAACAACAACGACTTAGCAGCCCTCGCCGCACTGGGTGCGATGGGTTGGATGTACAAGAACCACCTTGACAAACAAGGTGCGGGACAAGGTGCGGGACAAGGTGCGGGACAAGATATGCCTGCTGTTGGGTATGAAGGTGTTGTTCCCAGTTCTGAACTTGGTAGCCAAGGCAATTTTCGTTTTGGTACGGATGCTGCCTCTGCCCCTGAAGATAGGGGTGTAGGCGCGGCTGGTATGGGCGCTGCGGGTCTTGGCGCGGCTGGCCTTGGTGCTGCCTATTGGGCAAACAAACGGCTTCAAGAACGTGCAATCGAAGAGGCGCGTGCAAGGCGAGTAGCCGAAACCAAACGGGGCATCCTTGCAGACCGTGCGCAAGCAGGGGTCGATGAAGACCGCGCTGCTAGAGCCCGTGAGCAAAATGAAGCTGACCGCGCTGCTAGAGCCCAAGCAGAAGCGGAAGCAGAAGCCAAGAGCCGAGCGACTCAAGCTGAGATTGATGAGGAACTCAAAAGGTACAAGCAAAAAGCAGCAAACGCCAAGAACGATAGAGTCCCGCTTCGTTCTCAGGTGATGAATAAAGATGCATGGCTTGAAGGGCCTAGTACATCTAAAAAAATCACTACGTTGGGTAACACCACTGTTTCTGAACCTTCTGTTGCGGCTACAACTGCCCCACGGGAGAACGCTGCGCGTATGACTGCCGCCCAGAAAGCTGCTGCTAAACAAGCCGCTGATATGGAGGAGTTCAACCGTTTGCTTCGGGAACAAAAAGTTGGCCCAGCAACAGAAGCCGCAAAAGTGGAAGAAGGCAAAAGAATTAAAGCCCGTGGTGTAGCGGGTAAAGTTGGTCTTGGGTTAACGGCTCTTGGTCTTGGAACTGCTGCCAACGCAGCTACTAAGATGAACGAAGTAGAGCGTGGCGACCTTATAAACGATTTAGCTACAGGGTTAATACTTCCAATTGGAATGACATCTGAGCATGCGGGCGCACCTACTTTGACTGATGACCGTGTTTCTTCTGCTGAAAGAAAAAGGAGAATGGACGCTTTGATGTCAACTCCAGAAGGGAAGAAAAAGGTGGAGGAAGCTCTTGCCCGCCAACATCCCGGAATACTTAACACCCTTAAAGATTTCATTGTTGCCAAAAAACCTAACGAAAAAGCTGGTGGTGGTCAAATCAAAGCCAAGAAGATGGCTTCTGGCGGCATGACTTCAAAAGTGTCTTCTGCTTCTAAACGTGGTGACGGTATTGCCTCCAAAGGTAAGACTCGTTGCAAAATGTACTAAGGACTAAAAATGGCTGACGATAAAAAACCTTCCAATTACGATGAAGTAATGGACGCCAAGATGCTGGAGAAAAAAGATGCTGCGTACAACGCTGCGGATAGCACTCCTCCAAACCCGGCTCCTTTGTATATGACCAAAACACCCGGCGGTAAAGCTAAACGTATGGCTTCTGGCGGCTCCGCTTCTAGCCGTGCGGATGGCATTGCTCAGCGTGGAAAAACTCGCGGCACGGTAGTCATGTGCGGCGGTGGGATGTACAAAAAATGATGGCCTCTCGCGGCATGGGCGCTATTAGCCCATCCAAAATGCCCAAGGGTAAGAGAACTGCCCGTAGGGATGACACCGACTTCATGCAGTACGCTGAAGGCGGTAAGGTCAATGCTGCGGGAAACTACACCAAGCCTAGCTTGCGTAAACGCATCGTAGCCCAAGTGAAAGCTGCGGCTACACAGGGCACAGGCGCAGGGCAGTGGTCAGCGCGTAAAGCACAGCTTGTAGCCAAGAAGTACAAGGCTGCTGGTGGGGGATACAGAGATTGAAAGCACCGCAGCAATCCCTGAAAAATTGGGGCGACCAGAAGTGGCGTACCAAATCGGGAAAGCCGTCGTCAAAAACAGGTGAGCGATACCTCCCTGAAGCTGCTATAAAGTCTTTGTCCCCAGCCGAGTATGCTGCAACAACCCGAGCCAAACGTGCAGGCAAGGCAGCAGGCAAACAGTTCGTAGCACAACCCAAGAGCATTGCAAAGAAAACCGCAGGTTTTAGATAATGGCAAATACTTCCGGCTCCACAGCTTTCAATCTTGACCTCACCGAGTTGGTCGAGGAGGCTTTTGAGCGGGCCGGAAGTGAACTGCGCACGGGCTATGACATGCGCACAGCGCGGCGCAGCCTCAACATCATGTTTGCCGACTGGGCAAACCGTGGCATCAACCTGTGGACGATTGAGCCGGGCACAATTCAATTGGTGCAGGGGCAGAACACCTACCCCCTACCGGACGACACGATTGACTTGCTGGAGCATCTGATTCGTACGAATGCCAACAGCACTGCCAATCAAGCTGACTTGACCATCACCCGCATCAGCGTTTCTACCTACGCCACTATTCCCAATAAGCTGACCCAAGCGCGGCCTATCCAGCTTTGGATTCAACGGTACAACGGGCAAACATCAGTCGTAGGATTAACCCTAAGTACTTCAATTTCAAGCACAGCCACAGAAGTTACCCTGAGTTCTACTGTGGGGCTACCTGCTTCTGGGTTCATCAAAATTGACTCTGAGACCATCAACTATGGGTACATAGAAGGGAACACCCTCTATAGCTGTTTCCGTGGGCAGAACAACACTACCGCTGCGGCGCACACTTCGGGAACTACTGTCTACTGGCAGCAGCTTCCCGCCGTGACTGTCTGGCCTACACCCGACAACGCGCAGACCTACACGCTGGCCTACTGGCGGCTACGCCGTACCCAAGATGCTGGCGGCGGCGTGAACATCATGGATGTGCCGTTCCGGTTTATTCCTTGCATGGCGGCAGGTTTGGCGTACTACATTGCGGGCAAAATTCCTACCGGTATGGAGCGCCTACCCATGCTCAAGCAGCAATACGATGAGACTTGGGAACTCGCGGCATATGAAGACCATGAGAAAGCGGCCCTGCGTTTGGTGCCGCGACAGACCTACATTGGGCGGTAGTCATGGGCAATAGATTCGCTTCCGGTAAGAATGCGATTTCAGAGTGTGACCGTTGTGGTCAGCGGTTCATGTTGAAGGTTCTGAAGACGGAAATTATCAAGACAAAGAACTACAATCTCTTGGTATGTCCTGAGTGCTGGGACCCCGACCAGCCGCAGCTACAGCTAGGTATGTTTCCTGTAGATGACCCGCAGGCTTTGCGTAACCCGCGCCCTGACCGTAGCTACGTAGCTTCTGGTTTGGATTCATTGGGGTTCCCCAGCGGGGGCAGCAGGGACATTCAGTGGGGGTGGAACCCTATTGGTGGGGCTAGTAGTTTTGATGCGGTTCTGACCCCCAACTACTTGGTTGGAACCACGAGTGTTGGTACGGTAACAGTAACGGTTTCATAGGAGTCCATGATGGCTAAAAATGATAGCAAAGAAGACATGAAGAGTGACATGGCGCAAGACAAGGCCATGATTAAGAAGGCGTTCAAGCAACACGATGCGCAAGAGCATAAAGGTGGCAAAGGCACTTCTTTGAAACTTAAAAAAGGTGGCCCCACCTCCGAAGACCGGATGCGTGTTGGTCGCAATCTGTCTC